CTCATTTTGATCCTTAACATGACGCTCATTTGTTTTTACAAGATTACCAATTTCCTCATTCTGAGTCTTAATATGTTCTTCATTCCTAACTACATCAATCTCTAAATCATCAACCTTACTGGAAACATCTTCCTTAAAGGTATTAACAGTAGTAGATACTTTTGTACTATAATCAGATACCTTTTCATTTAGTTTATTAGAAAAAGTATCAATATCACTACCAACCGTTTCTTTAAATTCAGTTATTGTATCTTCATATGATTGTAATTTTCTATCTGAACTTATTTCTCTATTCTTAAAATCTTTATAAAGACTCTCATATGAAGAAGAAAGGTCATCAATTGTTACTCTTGATTCATCTAATAACTCTTGAAGGCTTCCCAACTTACCATCTATTTCTGTAGTGGATTTTGAAAATTCTTTTTGGAATCCTTCTGTTACCTTTTCTAGATTAACTCTAAGTCTGTTAATCTTACCTTCAGACTCAAGTTTATTCTCAACAATTTGACTATTATATTTTGGGAGTTCATCATCAATAAGTTTGTTAAGATGATCAACTTTTTCATTAATTTGATCTTCAAAAGATTCAATCTTATTTTTAAACTCCTCATTAAAAGAAGATATAGATTCTTCTGTCTTTAATTCAGTTTCTGCAAAGAAAATCTTATACTGTGGAATTTCCTTATTAATTACTCTATCAACATCTTCAGATATAGAAGAAATTTTCTCTCTTATTGAGCTAAGTGATTTTAAGTTAATTCCTTTAACCTTTTCCTCAATAGAATCTATCTTCTCATCAACCTTTTCATTTTCAGTAACTAGGTAATCCTTTATCTTACTAACTTGTATATCAACTCTGTTCTCACTTCTTAAAAGATCTTTCTTATATTGAAGTGCATCAACATTAATAAAAGAATCTACTTTCTCTGCTAATGAGGAAAAGTCATTCTTAATCTTATAAATGGACTTTGTATTTAAAGTGTCAATGCCTTCTTCTACTTTAGCAATACTCTCCTTAACATACATTAGATGTGCCATCATAGCATCATCTAAATCTTCTTTTTTTACAAGAGTATTAATATCTTTCTTAAGTCCTTCAAATTCTTCTGATATATCTTGTATTCTTTCTACATTTTCACTAAATGTTCCAAAAGTCTTTGTAAAATCATTTAAAGACTGAATATGATTTACATTTACCTGAAATGATTGAAGAGCTTCATCTATTGTGGTAATATCCTTCCCACTATATTCCTCTCGCACTTCCTGGAAAGGAGTGGATTCCTTTTTATTGAAAAGTTCTGAAGGTTTCTTTAATACCACTTATATTCCTCCTTAAGCTATGCCAGCAGTAACAAGAGCCATTCCTTCTACTAATCTTACTTCAGTAAGACCATCGGCAGTTGTTAATCGTACATCATAATCATATCGACCTTCAGTGATAATACCAGTAACAGCAGCACTCATTGAAACCTTAACTTGACCGGCAGCAGAAGAAGCAATTCCAACATAACTGAAACCTGTTGATGCAGCAGCACCAACCCATTTTCTTAATGCAGCAGTTACACCATAACCAGTAAGATCATATGCTGCACCAGAATCATCGGTATATGTAAAAATTTCCTCAAAAGTAGCATTTTGAGGTATAGTTAGATTTATTACTGAGACCGAAGTCTTAATACCAGCTTTTACTGCCATTGTCTTTTCTAATTATTTAGTTTGTTCCTGCTCTGCTTTATTTGCTTTCAGTAGTTTTGATAACTCTGATGTTGATCCAACAAATAATGCATTATTAACAGTTGTAGGTCCTTTAGATTCTTTTTCTTCTTCCACCTCTTTTAATTTCTTCTGAAGATCCATTAATTTATCAGTTGCATCAGAAACACTCTTAATCAACTGACCAGCAACCTCATATGCTCTAGGCATTTCACTTTCCTGAGCAAGTTCAAGAATGCCATTAATTGCTTCTTGTCCTTTCTCTATTATACTATAAAGATTACCTCTTGTATACTCATAGTCCTTTGTAATGTCATCTTGTGTTAATCTAGAAGGTTTCTCTCTTTCAATAGTGGTAGGTACTGTTTCAGTCGCAACAATTTCAGGTTCTACTTCTACATTAAAAGTCTTGTTTAATTTATTAAATTGTTTTGTCATTTTCATGTTTCATACTAAGTGTAAGTACCACTGAATCCAAAGTCATCTCCATCTGGAATAAGAGGAACATCTGCAGTTGTAATAGATTTGATAGAAGATCCTCGAAGATGTGAAGTCTTGGTAGTACCATCTTGACCTCTTTCTACAACAATACTGTCAGTACCAACAGATTTAACCCATACTTCCTCACCATCCAAATCTACATACAACTTACCTTGATCTGGTATTGTAAATCCTGCAATACTATCAACCTTAATTGAAATCTCAGTTGCATCAATATCATCAGTTAAAGTAGTAATTACTGTACCATCATAATTCTGAAGTGCTCTCCTAGTTGCACTGTATGTAACATCTCTATCAGGAATTCCAGTTGCATTACCAGCAACATATCCAATACTAGTTTTAGTAATGATATCGGAAGAAGCCGTGCTGACAGGTCCGAATAGATATGTCTTTACACTAAATCTCATAGTATAAATCAATGCTCTACGTGTAGCAAAATCTCCTTCATAATCATCATTTGTAGTAATGCTTTCAAGAACAACGGGCATATCTCTCTTTTCACCAATTGTTTCTACCAAATTAACTGTCAAATTAAAAGATGGTTGAAAATAAGGAAGAATCTGTTCAACAATTTGAAGCATATCATCATTCAATTTTGTCATAATTGCCAATTCAAAATTCATATTATAAGGTACTGGCATATATGCTTTTGAAGTGGATTTTTTATCCGTTGATAATCCCTTTGTAAATTGCTGTGTTTGAGTTACTTTCCTTGAAGGATCATATTGCAATCCAGTAAATTCAAATGACATCCTTGGTAATGTCATTTGAATAGACCTATTAAGATCTGGTGATTGCTGAAGACGTGCTAAAAACTTTTGAGTAGGACCATAAGCTAAAGGAACTCTCAATTGACCTACTGTTGTATCATCAGCATTTTCTTGCTTTATAACAATCTGATTAAATAAAGAACCGAAAGAAATGATGGTCCTTCTAAAAATTTCGTGATAAAAATGTTCAAACATCTTTCGATTCTTTAGATTAACTACTATTTATGTTTAAGGCGTACCAAAAGGATTTCCTTCACTAAAATCCATTATAGCATCTGCTGCTATTTCTATTTCTTCATTAGCAGTAAATCCAGATTCATCTTGTGTAAATGAAGATAGTTTATAACTTGCACCAGATTCTAAACCAAGAATTGATTCTCCAGTATCAAAATTGCCAGTTAGATTTCCAATCTTCAATGTTCTATTGGTGGATGTCCAACTTACAACTCTTCCAGTAACACCAGAAGTCTGACCTGTTACTACTTCATTAAACAGATATGTTCCAGATCCAGTTACACCAGGATTAGCCAATGCAATAGTTGGAGCTGCTGTATATCCAATTCCACCATTTGTAATGCGAATCTGACTAATTGTTCCAGCAGAACTAACAACAACAGTTGCAGCAGCAGATACTGTTGAAGAACCAGTAAAGGTCACTAGAGGTGCTGTCATAGTGGTATATCCACTACCACCATTAGTTATAGTAACAATACCAATTACGCCATCACTAAGTCTTGCTGTAGCAGCAGCACCTGTACCACCAGTAGGAGGTGCAATGAATCTAACTTTAGGAGTCTCTGTATATCCTGCACCTGCATTTATTAATTCAACACTTTGTACAGATTTGTTGATAGGATCAACATTCTTTTCACATGCAACAATTCCACCAATCATAGTTGCTGTAGCAATTCCTGTAATTCCTGACGATGGAGCAGAAGATATAGCAACTCTTGGAATAAGTGCATATCCACCACCACGATTTGTTATAATAATTTCCGAAATTGCACCGTCAGAAACATATCCTACTGTTGCAGCAGCACCAGTACCAACACCAGCCATAGTTAATGTTTGAGTAATTCCTACTGTTGTTGCAATATCACCACTAGAATCACCAGTTAGAATATCATCAATTTCTGCGACATCGGTATCAATAACTTCATTCTCATACCTAAAGAGTTCACACTTTAATGTATAAACATAAGTCTTTCTTAATTGATAGAATGGTTGCTCATGCTCAACAAATTTAATTTCAAATAACCTATCACCAAAAGGAAAATAAATTAGATCACCTTCTTTAGGTCTAGTTGCCAACTTAATATCTGATTGACCATCTAAAAGTGGTGTAATATAAGATTCATACCTTTCTTTTGAAATCGTTAGTGTTATCTCATTAAGTGCTTGAATTCCAAATTTTGATAGTATTGTAGTCTGATCTCCATATCC